TTAAAAAGAGAGATATTAATGGGAAAAAAGTATATTTTATTTATTTTGATTTTTAAAATTAATTAAATAAATGGGGCGGGGCAAAGCCCCGCTCATATATTCACGGTATAAATAAAAACACATGAAACAAACCAACCCAAACGAATACCCTATAACAGCAGCAGTGGGTATAATAATATTATTATTAATAGAATTCTATAAATCATTATAACATGAGCAAGTTAACATTTACAGACGGTCAAACATTCGATTTAAGTGGTCCACTACGTTTGGAAGAACGATTCGATGGGTGGTACGTGTTGGGAAACAATAGAATGATACCCGTGGCTAGTCAAGACGCAGGTCGTAGATTGATAACACAATTAAATAATTAGACATATGAAAATATCAATTGAATCATTATTATTAATCCTATTCATAACATTAAAATTAACACACGTTATTAATTGGAATTGGATATGGGTATTATCCCCAATGTGGGTACCATCATTAATAATATTAACATTATCACTAATAATTAAAAATAAATAATATGAACGTAAACGAATTAATGAACATGAACGACATGTACTATGTAGGGAACATAATCGATGTAGACGGTGATGGATGGGTAAGTAAACAAGAAGCACAATCGATATTAGATGAGCTCGGAGTTACTGATACTGATCCAGATTTAAAAGACATTCCCAATATCAACTTTAATTAATAAACCAATAAATAAATAATATGAAAACATTATTAAGTAGTAAGTACATAGACATTCATTTAATTAAGGGTATAATGGTGGGTATAGCTAAAGCCGATAACGAATATGCTCTAATGATCGGGTGTGTAGTGATCGAATTTAAACCACAACGCAATGTTAAACTCAAGCGCGGTACGCGTGTTGGTAAGCCGTCCACATTCTAGTGGGCATCATGCCCGGGCGCCCGAAATTCTAAAGTATCGGGACGCCCGCGGACGATAGCGATACGATAGCGGTTTGACGGCGGATTGCTCCCATGGTAATTGCGGTCCATCGACGGGGCGTGGTTGTGGCAAAAAAGAGATGGGTATGTTCAACAGAAACACGATCTTTACGCCCCGACAGTATATATGCATATACCCCATATTTATACCCGCATTTCCATTTAACCCCTTTTGCACCAACGTTATAAAACTGCAAAACTACCTCTTAAACAAATTTTTTATGTCGAAAAAGTATATACAAGACAGCATGATGCTCACCAAAGAAGCATTTATCGAAGCCGTACTACGCCAACAACAAACAGAAGCTACACAATACGGACTAACGCTTGAAGAATACCAACACGCTATAATGAGTGGATCGGTTGTTCAGGCCAAGTCTTTACCCGATCTTTAGCGTAAACAAAATAAAAGTTATGATTACATTACCTATTATGTATTGGATTACAACAACCATATATGGAGTATATTGGTTAGTTAAAAACCCATCATCAAGACACGGAGACGATATGGAACATTTTACAGTATTCGAAGTACTTGCTAAAATATTTCCAGCAATGTTATTAGCATGGGCTTTTATTCCAATGGGTTTATTGCACCAAATTAAATTTAAACGTTAATAGCTATGAAACGTATCACACTCGATGAAACTAAGCTATATCGCCAATTAAGCGAAAGTGAAACACGCCACAGTATGCGCCGTGCTATCGCTTTTGCCCTTACCCCCGTCCCTAATGATCCAGGTTGGGAAGAAATCACATATTATGGTGCCAGCTGGGTAGATCCAACTAATACCCCACAACATCCCCATTACATTTACGTTCTTGTCAATCCATCTATTCCAGGTATATGTAAGATTGGATTTACTACCACGACAGTATACGATAGGGTGCGTCAGATTAATTCAGCTACGGGCGTAATTACACCTTGGTACGCAGTATTCACATATAAGTGCCCAGATGGTCGTATGCTTGAGCACGATATACACACGTATCTTGAAGAGATTGGCGTTCGTGTTAATCCAAATCGCGAGGGTTTCGTTATTGATACTGATACCGCGCGTAATATTATTGAAAATATAGGTAAAAAATACAAATCAAATGAAATTAATTAATATCTTAATAATGTTATTAGGTCATGTGATCCTAATTTGCTTCCACCACTATCATATTAATATCGCTGGAGTTAATCCACTACAATTTATTGGATTTGTGCTACTACATGCGATGTGGCATTATTTTACTGTTAAACGTGCGTATATACGTATCTAAGGATTAGGAGATGTAGCCACGAAACTACATAAGGGAGATGTGTTCTGTTATACCTACATATATTTATTGTAAACAAGATGTCTGTATTTAAATTAAAACTTGAAGACAAAGCTGCTTTTCTTAATCGAATGGAGAAAGCAGATGTCGAATTAAATACCAACCAAATGGTAGATAATAAACTCGAGGGTTATTTTGAAGTGACTATTGATGAACCAAAACAACTAGAAGTAGCTACAAGTATTTTAAAACAATCTCCAAAAATTAACACCATAAAAGAAATGGAAAACAAGAAAAAAATGACTAAAGACGAATTAAAAGAAATGGTTCGTCAAGAATTACAAGCTGTATTAGCTGAAAAGAAGAAAGTTAAAGACGAAGAAAAAAAAGATAAATTAGATGAGAATGAAGAATTAGATGAAAGTCTATTTATGGATGCTCTTCCAATTTTAGCTACAATACTTGGTGTTGGTGGGACTCTTGGTATTGCTCTTGTAAAAGATTTAAAGGATGCTAAAACTCCAGAAGATAAGAAGAGAATATTACAAAACATTGCGAGTCAAATCACTAGATCTAAGGGTATAGAAAATTAATAGATCTAAGAATATATAATTCTAAATTTAAAATAAGAAATTTGGGCGTCTTGAAAAAGATGCCCTTTTTCTTTGGAGGTATAAAATATCTTTCGTAACTTCCACCTACGAGGGTTGGGAAAAAGGGAATGGGGGAAATGGGAAAAACGCCGAGGGGATGGGGAACGGGAAAGCACGTATATTTATATATAAACATATATTATGAGATACAAAAACAACGTATTAGATAAATTGACACAATTAGAATCTACTGTTACTAAAATTCAATTTCAAGTAAATAGAGGAATAAGTCAAGATCAAATTTTAGATTCTGTTGAGAATTTAAAAGAACAAATTGAAAAAACACGTGAAATGGTTTCTTTAGAACCTGATGAATTCGCACAACAATTCGCTAGATAATGTGGTTAACAATATTAATTGTACATATTATTGAACTAGCCATTATTGGTGGTGTTTTACTTATTAGACGTAACAATGCGCTTGAAAAGGCTGTAGTTGAACAACGTCAATATATTGATGCTATTAGTATTATAGTTGCTAATTCCGATGCTAAATTAAGAGAACTAGATATTCAAGGCGCGTTTGAAGCCGATGATGAAGTAGGTACATTCTTTAATAACTTAAAGGAAATCCAAACCATCATAAGCGATTTCAATAATTCTCAAAAATAGCTTGGTTATGTGATTTTCCTTCCATATATTGGGAGTAAAATTAGGAAATCACTATGTCATATAACGATAATTACGATATATTTGCTGACGACGATAAGTTAGCACTTACTAAACGCGGTAAACCACGTAAGCGTAAACCAAAAGAACCCCGTATCTATTTTACTCAAGATACTGAAGACGCTATTGTCGAGTACCTTATTACGGTTGATACCGCTGAACGTAATCGCATTTACAATGAGCGTATTGAATATGGCTTTTATAAATTAGCCGAGAATATTATTCATACGTTTAAATTTTATTACACCGATACAGATACTATTGAAGAACTCAAGCACGAAGTAATTACTTTTCTGCTTGAGAAACTTCATCTATATAAGCCTGAGAAGGGTAAGGCATTTAGTTATTTCGGTACTATTGCTAAACGTTATCTTATTGTTTATAACGAAAACAATTACAAGAAACTTCAAGAGAAGGTTGATGTAGATGAATCTGATGAGGAACAAATGTCGTTATATGAAAATGATAAGAATATTGAGAATATGCTGGATGGTAATACATTCATGGATCAATATATTAGATATATAGATACTCATTTATTCAGATTATTCCCTAAAAAACAAGACGCTCAAACAGCAGACGCTATTGTTGAATTATTTCGTAAACGTGAAACACTAGAAATATTTAATAAAAAAGCACTGTACATTTACATACGCGAAATCACTGACGTATCAACTCCTCAGATTACTAAGATTATTAAAAAGTTAAAATTAATATATGCTCATCTATATAATGAATACTATGAGCACGGACATATAAAGATTTAATTATTTATATTTATTGATAAACGCATTTATGGCTAATTTCGACGATGTACAGGTATTTGATGGTATGTCCTTATCAGACCTGTTTAAAAAAATACATAAGAACAATAAAGATATTGATAAACAGATTGGTGAATTTATTGATACTATGAAACCAATGGCAACAGCTAACGCAGGTTCTGCGACAATGTTGATGCCTACCGTTAAAGATTTAATTGATGTTAATGTAAAAAATAACGAACAATTAATTAAGATGGCAGCTATTGCGCAACGTGCAGTATCTTCAAACTCAAATTCAGGTAATGAATTAATTGATATGAGTGAAATTGAAGCGTTGTTAGCTGAGCAAAAAGAAGTTCAAGAACAAGGACAAAAACTACTAGAACAAGCCCCCATAGTACAAATAAATCAGTAACATGAAATACACCATTGGATCAGCAAATTCTTATAAAGGATTAGGAAATAATAATTTTTCTAATATCGCTCCTCCAACTGCTGGTAGAGTATATGGTGTTATTACAACTGAAAATACTCCTACAGCTGCTATGTTTAAAAAAGCAGGTGGGTTTAATGCTATTGGTACTGTCTTTTATCTTAATTATAATGAATCCATTGGTATTATTGGAAGCATGGACGATACATTTTTAGATAGTTGTAATATTGCCAAACCATTATCATCTCAAATAGCAAATTATCCTGTATTGGGTGAGTTAGTTAATATTCTAAATTTACCATCCTCAGACACTCAACAATCACCAGGTTCTACTTTTCCATATTATACTCTTATAAATTTATGGAATAGCGTTCAACAAAATGCTCAACCAGCAAACATCAATGCTAATTTAGGAATTACATTTGTTGAAAATTCAAATATTAGATCATTACTACCTTTTGAGGGTGATTATATAATACAAGGTAGACAAGGTGGATCTATAAGATTTAGTTCAACAACTAAACTATATAGTGATTTAAACGAATGGAGTAGTATTGGAAATGAAGATAGTCCTATTACATTAATAACAAATGGACTTAAGTTTGATCCTAAAAAAAGTTATTATGTTGAACAAATAAATAAAGATGATTCTTCTATTTACTTAACATCAACCCAACAAATACCACTGCAAACAGACAGAACTGGTACTTTAAATCCATTAACTAAACCTATAGATCCTTCTAAATATTTTAATGCTCAGATTATTATTAATAGTGATAGAGTAGTATTAAATTCTAAACGTGATGAAGTAATGATTTTTGCTAAATCAAACATCGAGTTAAATACTAAAAATATTATTAATTTAAATGCCAATGAACGAGTTCATCTTAATAGTAATACGGTTTTTTTAGGTACTGTTAATAATCAATTACCAACTGAACCATTAGTATTAGGTGATAAGTTAAATACTATATTAGAAAATTTATTAGATAGTTTATATAGTTTTGGTGCTTCACTTTCAACTGTAGTTGGTAGTCCTGAAGGAGCTCCTGCTATGGATATTAACGCCGCTGCTGAAAGTTTATTAAACGATATAGATCGAATTAATAACAATCTAGAAGGAATTTTATCACAACAAAATTTTACAGCTTAATGGCAAATAATATAAATGTAGGAGCTGTAATTTCTCCTAGTGTTCTTAAAACAATATCATCATCTACAGCTATTAAAACCTTTGGAGATCAATTAGTAAATAAAGCTAAGGAAAAAGTTATATCTGTTGCTCTAGGAAAAGTACAAATTTTAAAAGATCAAATACAAGAAATAGTTACTTTAAAAATCAAAGTATGGTCTGATCATGGAACTGAAATGAAGCGTTTAGAAGTATTGTTAAAAGAAAAACAAATAACTGAAGAACAATATAATTTGGCTGTTGCAAAAGAGGAGGAGGCTTATCAAAAAAAGTTAAGAGATTTAGAAGAATTAGAATTAAAACTTAAAGAAGATTTAGCTAATATAATTGCTGACCCTATAAGAAAAATAAAAGATTTTAAAAATAGAAGAAAAGTTAAAAGAGAAGCAAGAAAAAATAGAAATAGAGCTGAACGAGCTAAAGCAAGAAGAGATTTAGCTAAAAAAGTAATTAAAAATGCTGCTAAAACTTTAGCACCTATTATTGCTCTACAACTAGCAAACCAATTTGCTTCTGTTTTATCTCAAAGAGCAAAGTTAGAAGAATTAGTAGATCAAGTAAATGTATATATTGAACAAGCAAACACCCCAGAAACTATTGCTATTGCGACTAATTTAAGAAATAATGCTGTTACTTTAATTAATAGTAGTATTAGAAAATTAGATAATTTACAAAAAGCTATTTCTCAAATAGCGACATATGTAGCTATATTTACAGCAATTGTTGCCGTATTATCTGCCATCCCTATCCCAACCGCTGTACCTCCTGGTATTGGTATTCCTGTAAGTTTAATTACAAGAATTGTTAAATCTTTAAATAAAGCAGCTTTATTAATAGCTTCTATCAGTGTTGTAGCAGCTATTGCTAATACAATATTAGAAAATGAAATTATTAAATTAAATGATTTAATCGAAAGATTAAAAGCAGTTAACATATTATTAGGAGACAAGTCATCTAATTTAAATGAACAGCAATTTGCTGATTTATCTAATACATTTCTTCCTGTGACTGATGGGGAATTTCCACCATATAAAGGATTTAAATTTAAAATTAAAACAGAAGAAAATAAAACATTTGAAGTTAAGGGAAATAAACGTCGCTACGCAGTAGCGATTGACCGTGATGGGGTGGAAGTATTAAAAAGTGAATTATCATTTACCTTAGACCCTAACGATTTAATAGACCAATTAAAACTAGTTATCGATCAACGAAATTTACAAGGATAAAATATTTATAATTATGAACATCAAAGTATTTAAAAAATTAATTAAAGAGGCCGTAGTTGATGCTATTCATGAAGAGTTACCATACATTCTTGAAGAGCACATGGCTAAACAAGAGAAAAAAGCATTGCGTGAAGGTAAAACAATAGGATTTACCAGTGCCGATGTAATGACAGGAGCTGGTAACCCAGACGTTAGAGCATCATTACGTAGTAAAATGGGTGAAGCCTTTGGTTTCCAACAACCACAACAACAATTAAAAGTTATTGACGCTGTTGATGAAGCTACTGGTGAGAAAGTAAATCCATTCGCTGCATTTATTGCGGATGCCGCTGCTAATATGACACCAATGGACAGATCAGGATTAAGACAATTAGATTAAAATGCCAATACCTCAAACAATACGTGTAAATCCGTTAGATTTACGTAAAAATATTGCTATTGGGGTATCACTGCCTTTTAAAGGACCTTTTAAAAGTACTTTTACTACTAAGGATCAAATTAAATCTAATCTAATTAATCTTTTACTTACTAATAAAGGTGAAAGAGTAATGAATCCTACTTTTGGATGTAATATAAAAAATCAATTATTTCAAAATATTACTACCGAATTACAACAAAAAATTATAGATATTATTGTAGAATCTGTTAATACATTCATCCCAGAAATACGACTTTTAGATGTAGTAGTATCTCCTGATATTGATTCTAATTCAATAAGTATAACAATAGATTATCAAATAATCATATCAAGAACACCCGGCCAAGTAACAATCCAATTTGAAACACTTAGATAAAAATGACAAACGAAGATAAAAATATATCGTATTTAAATAAAGATTTTGGTTCTTTTAAAGCAGATTTGCAACAGTATGCTAAAACCTATTTCCCAACAACATATAATGACTTTACAGAAGCCACCCCAGGTAATATGTTTATTGAAATGGCATCTTATGTTGGTGATGTAATGTCATTTTATTTAGATACTCAAACTCAAGAAAATTTCTTATTATTTGCTAAGGAAAAAGAAAATTTATACGCACAAGCATATGTAATGGGTTATCGCCCTAAAGCATCTTATGCTTCTAATACTACCGTTGATGTATATCAATTAGTTCCTTCTATTACTAATGGAGGTATAACAACACCAGACTATACTACTTATGGAGTAATTATTCCATCGAACACCACTCTTACTTCAACATCAACAGGTACTAAATTTTTAACAACACAACAAATAGATTTTACAGATACAGGAAGTACAGAAATTACTTTTGTAGATTCTAACTATTATTTGTTTAAAAAATCATCCCCTGCTATATCATCAGAAATAAAAGAAACTACAATTAATGTAGGTACAAACCAAAAGTTTGCTACTATTACTATTACTGATACTAATATATTACAGATATTAAATGTTACAGGTAGTGGTGGAAATCAATTTTATGAAGTTCCTTATTTAGCTCAAACATCTGTTTTTAAACCATTATCTAACCCTTCATATAACACCGATCAAGTTCCTTATTTACTGCAATTACAAAATACTCCTAGACGTTTTGTTTCTAGAATTTTATCTGACAATACATTACAGCTAGAATTTGGAGCTGGTCTATCTTCAAATAAATCAGATATTCAGATCATACCAACACCAAGCAATATTCAAGCGGGTAATGTGCCTGGTATTTCATTATTAACAAATAATTATAATGAAGCTGGTACTTTCTTTACTCAAGAGTATGGATTAGTACCTAATGGTGATTTAACAGTAAAATATTTAGTTGGTGGAGGTATTGAATCGAACGTACCTGCTAATGATTTAACTATCATCGACACAACTGGAGTAACATTCCCTGGTGGTGGTGGTGGTTTAAATAATACAGTGTTACAAAGTATAGTATCATCAAATCCAAATCCATCCTCAGGTGGTAGAAATGGAGATACAGTAGATGAAATTAGACAAAATGCCTTATATTCTTATTCAACTCAACTAAGAGCTGTAACTAAAGATGATTATATAGTAAGAGCACTATCAATGCCTTCTCAATATGGTACTGTAGCTAAAGCCTATATTTCTCAAGATTTAAATCAAAGTCCACAACAAACAGTAGCTACTTTACAACAAAATAATCCTTTAGCTTTAGATTTATATATTTTATCTTATAATAGTAGTAAACAGTTAACAGCAGCAACAAATACATTAAAAGAAAATTTAGTAACATATCTTAACCAATATAGAATGGTTACTGATGCTATTAATATTAAAGATGCTTACTATATTAATATTGGACTTAATTTTGATATTACTACTTTAAGTGGATATGCTAATAAAGATGTATTAACAAATTGTATCTCTGTATTACAAGATCATTTTAATATAGATAAATTACAAATCAACCAACCAATTATCCTATCAGATATAACTTCTAAACTATTACAAGTTAGAGGAGTACAATCTGTAGTTAAATTAGAAGTTACAAATAAACAAGGAGGAGACTATTCTCAATATGGATACGATATCGCAGGTGCAACTAAAAATAACAATGTTTACCCTTCATTAGACCCAGCTATATTTGAAATTAGATTTCCTAACATAGATATACAAGGTAGAGTAGTAGTAAGTTAAAAATTAATAATATGAATTTAGACAAATTAAAAGGACACATTCCGGATGCTGTAATAGCTCAAATCCCAGATGTAATGGAAAAATTTCAAATTAACACTCCATTACGTTTATCACACTTTTTAGCCCAATGTGGTCACGAATCAGGTGGATTCCGTTTAACAAAAGAAAATTTGAATTATAGTGCTAAAGGCTTAATGGGTATATTTAAAAAATATTTTCCAACAGAAGCTTTAGCTAACCAATATGCTCGTAAACCAGAAAAAATTGCCAATAAAGTTTATGGTAATAGAATGGGTAACGGTGCTGAGGCAACAGGTGATGGTGCTAAATTCTGTGGTCGTGGTTATATCCAATTAACTGGTAAAGACAACTACACTGCATTTGGTAAATCAATTAATGAAGATTTAACAGTAGATCCAACATCAGTAGCAGGAAAATATGCTTTACTATCAGCTGCATGGTTTTTTAGTAAAAATGGTTTACATAAATTAGCAGATGGAGGTGCAACTGATGCAGTTGTTACGTCTATCACTAAACGTGTTAATGGTGGTACTATTGGTTTAGCTGATCGTATCAAACATTTTAAAGAATATCACGCGTTGCTTGCATAAAATAGGTTAGTAGTTACCATATTTATATGTAGTAATTACTAATTATGGCCGTTTATAAAATATTCCCCGAAAAGAGTGCTACTCTATATTCATTTTATCCTGACTTAAATACAGGTATAGATGAAATATTAGAAATTAGCACCTTTGAATCTATCGATGGTACCAGTGAGGTATCACGAGCATTAATTAAATTCCCTTCTGCTCAAATCAGCGATATAATCGCTAATAGAATTTCAAGCAGTGCTTTTGATGTCTACCTAAAGGCCTCATTAGCTAACGCCTCAGAAATACCCTTAGACTATACTTTACTAGTTCATCCACTATCAGCTAATTGGAATCAAGGTACAGGTCGACTAGGTAATTCCCCAGCTACAACAGATGGTGTTAGTTGGGAATATACAAATGAATCAGGTAGTAACTATTGGTCACAAGGTAGTTTTGCATCTGGCACTACAGGTTCATATAGCACTAATATTGGTGGTGGTACATGGTGGACAAGTTCTGCTTACCAATCAACACAGTCATTTTCATTTATATCTACAAAAGATATTGAAACTAAAGTAACTAATACAGTTAATGCTTGGTATAGTGGTTCAATAGCTAATTATGGATTTATATTAAAACATTCTTCATCTGTAGAATTTACAACTGCTTCTAAATTTGAAACAAAATATTTCTCAGCTACAACTCATACTATCTACCCTCCATGTTTGGAAATAAGATGGAATGATTATGCATTTTCAAGTTCATTATCTGTAGCTACGTCTAGTTATATAGTACCTACTTTAAATAATAATAAAGCAGAATATCAACAAGATTCAATACAACGTTTTAGAGTTGCTGTTAGAGATTTATATCCACCAACATCATTTAGAACTACGTTAGGTTTTAGTAATCAAAAATGTTTACCTACTTCTTCATATTGGGCAATAAAAGATTTGGATACTGAAGAAATGGTCGTAGATTACGACACAACATACACTAGAATTAGCTGTGATAATACCAGTAACTATTTTGATGTGTACATGGATGGATTGGAACCAGAACGATACTATAAAATTCTAATTAAATCCATTTTTGTAAATAAAGAAGTAGTAGTGTTTGATAAAGATTACATTTTTAAAGTTATAAGATAATGTCTCAAATACCAGTACAAAAAACTGTATTTAATAAGGATACATATTCCCGAGTTATTAATACTCAATTTAGTCAATTATTAAACCAAGGGGCTGGGGAAGAAACTTTATCTTTTACTGTTGATGATTTTTTTCAATTGTATGATGAATTATTTTATCAAATTCCAAAAGAAGGAGATACTAATTCACACCAATACATTTTACAACGCGAGGCTGATTATTTAGGTGTCAGTATTAGTCAAGATGATATTCAAGCATTATTAAATGAAATTACATCATTGAGACAACAGGTATTAGAAGCGCAACAAACAATAAACGATTTGACTAAAAGATAATGGCAGATAATATTAAAATAGTAGGGAATATATTAAATGAACAGCAAGTATCTCGTTATGATAATGATGATATTAATTTATTTACATCTCAAACCATTCAAGAAGATTTTGGTTTAGCCAATGATTATATTGAATATTTTGTTTCTGATGCTGGTGGTAACCTACTAAATACAAACTATACTTATA